TTATTAAAAAGAAAAATGTCTATGCGCCGCCGCAAATCAATGGGAATAAAATAATATGGCATACGAAATTATTAACACAAAAAGATCCCGCTCGATTATCAGANTTACTGGTAATACNGCAACAACTATTCCGTTGACTTCACTTGCAANAGATGCCAATGAAGTTATCACAGCTGCATCGATTGCACACATTATTACCTCTTCTGATGGATGGATTCGCATCTATCGTGGTGATAATACATCTGCACCATTGGTTGTTGCAATGTATCAGTCAAATGACTTACCATTGACACAGTATGATATCTCTTTGGCAAATACACCTTCTGCCAATTTACATATCACCAACAGTGGTACTGATGGTACTGTGATTCTATCAGTTACTAAATCTGCAACTTATGCAACACCATTAGTAGGTATCTAAAATGAAACTAATTACAGAAAGAATTGAGAGCGTAAAGTATCTCACTGAAGCAACAGAAAAAGGTAAAAAGAACCTTTANATTGAAGGTACTTTCCTTGTTGCTGAAAAAGTTAATCGTAATAACCGCATGTACAAGATGGATACATTGCGTAAAGAAGTTAAACGTTATAACGAAGAATTTGTTAAAACAAACCGTGCATTGGGAGAACTTGGTCATCCAGACACACCGACTCTCAACTTGGAACGAGTATCACATAAGATTGTATCTTTGACTGAAGATGGCAATTCATTTTATGGTAAGGCATTGATCCTAGATACTCCATACGGAAATATTGTTAAGAATTTTATTGAGAATGATGTTAACTTGGGTGTATCTTCTAGAGCTATGGGTTCTGTAACCATGACTAGAGAAGGTTACAACTTGGTACAAGACGATTTGCGTTTGGCTACGGCTGCCGATATCGTTGCGGATCCATCAGCTCCAGGTGCATTTGTTAACGGAATTATGGAGGGTAAAGAATGGCTATTCGTTGAGGGACGATTCGTGGAAGTAGACATAGATAATGCTAAGAGAGCCATACGAAATGCTCCACAAAAACAATTAGAAGCAGTTGCATTGCAGCTGTTTGAAAATTTCATCAGAAAACTTTAATTTTATAAATAAGATATCATAAGGAGAATCCTAATGCCTAAAAACAAACTAATGGAAGCAGCAGCTGAAATTCTTTCCTCTGGAAAGAGTAAAGCGTCAGCAATGCCACCACAAAAATTACCTGGTGAGGAGGTCGACCTAGGCGGACCAACACCCCAGAATGCGAAGCCAGATGATGACTCGCACAAGATCGATGCTACTAAGGCAGCTAAGAGCGCAACCGCTCCGACAACAAAGCCTTCTGCAGCTTCTGCTGACACTCAACTAAAAATGAGAGAAGAAGAAGAAATCGAAGGTACTGTTGTGTCTGAGTACCGAGTTAATGCTAAAGACGACATTGATGCTTTGTTTGCCGATGACCAAAACATCTCTGAAGAATTCAAATCTAAAGTTACTACGATTTTTGAAGCACGTGTTATTGACCGNATTCAACAAATCGAAGAACAAACTGAAGCTAAGTATGCNGNTATGCTTGAAGAAGCTATCGAGTCTGTACGCACTCAGTTAGAAGAAAAAGTAGACGACTATGTTAACTACGTAGTTGAACAATGGCTAGAAGAAAACGCAATCGCTATCGAATCCGGTTTGCGTGCTGAATTGGCCGAAGACTTTATTTCTGGTCTACACAAATTGTTTGCTGAGAACTACATCAATGTACCTGAAGACAAGGTAGAATTGGTTGATGAGTTGGCAACTAAAGTGGAACAGTTAGAGTCCAAATTAAATGAAGAAATTGAAAAGAGCATCGGTTACAAGAAGTCTTTAATCGAAGCCACAAAACAAGAAGTTACCCGTTCTGTTTGCGAAGGCCTAACAGAAACTCAAGTTGAAAAAATCAAATCGCTTGCAGAGAGCGTTGAATTCTCCACAGAGGAAGAATACCAAAACAAACTTGAGACAATCCGTGAAAACTACTTCCCATCTGGTGTTAAAAAGGCAGACGAAGAGCAACTACACGAACAGGTATCTGCAGAAGACGCAGGCGAAACTAAGAAACAAGTAAGCGCCGACCCATATGTGTCATCTGTTGCTAACGCTATTTCTAAAACCAAACTATAAATTAATCAAGGAGATTAAATATGTTACTTTCTGAACAACTTCAGACTAAATGGGCAACGGTCATTGACCACCCAGAACTACCAAAAATTACTGACCCATACCGCAAGGCTGTGACTGCTGTTATTCTTGAGAATCAAGCTCAAGAAATGCAGAAGCAATCTGGTATGATGATGGAAACTGCACCAACCAATTCTTTGGGTGGCACAGGTTATTCCGGTGGTTCTACTGCAACAGGCCCTGTTGCCGGTTTCGATCCAATCCTAATCAGCTTGGTTCGCCGTTCTTTGCCTAACCTTATCGCTTATGATATCGCTGGCGTTCAACCAATGACAGGCCCAACAGGATTGATCTTTGCAATGCGTTCTACTTACGGTACTAACCGTGATGTGAATGGCGGTGCTGTCGAAGCTTTCTACAATGAAGCCAACACTGGTTTCTCTGGTGATAAAGCTACACAAACAGCTATTTCTATGGCTGCTAATACTGCTTTGGGTAACCAAAACGTTTTTGCTTCTACAGTTACAACTGGCGGTGCAATGGCAACTTCTGTTGCTGAAGATTTGACATTCAATGAAATGGGCTTCTCAATTGAGAAAGTTTCTGTTACTGCAAAGTCACGTGCTTTGAAGGCAGAGTACTCAATGGAATTGGCACAAGACTTGAAGGCAGTTCATGGTCTAGACGCAGAAACAGAATTGGCAAACATCTTGTCAACTGAAATTCTTGCTGAAATTAACCGTGAAGTTATCCGTACAATTTACTCTGTTGCTAAAGTTGGTGCTCAAGTTGGTACTACTACTGCAGGTACATTTGACTTGGATACAGACTCTAACGGTCGCTGGATGGTTGAAAAGATTAAAGGTTTGGCATTCCAATTGGAACGTGAAGCCAATACAATCGCTAAGACAACCCGTCGTGGTAAAGGTAACGTGATGATCTGTTCATCTGACGTTGCTTCTGCTTTGGCAATGGCTGGTCTTTTGGACTACCAATCTGCTTTGAACAGCCAAGTTAACTTGACAGTTGACGATACTGGCAATACATTTGCTGGTACATTGTTCGGTCGTATCAAAGTGTACATCGATCCATATTTTGCTGCTAACTCCACATCCGAGTTTGCCGTTATGGGTTATAAGGGTTCTAACGCATATGACGCAGGTATTTTCTACTGCCCATACGTTCCTCTACAAATGGTTCGTGCAGTTGATACAAACAACTTCCAACCAAAGATTGGCTTCAAGACACGTTATGGTCTAGTTGCTAACCCATTTGCAGAAGGTGCTACACAAGGCGTTGGCGCATTGACCGCTAGAGCTAACTTGTACTATCGTGCATTCAAGATTTCTAACTTGATGTAATAGAAACCCCGTTAAGAGGGTTACTTAAAAGAGAGGGTCGAAAGACCTTCTCTTTTTTTTCGCCTAAATATACGTATGACAGCACTAACAAGAAACCCATCAAATCCAAATTTAATTCATCCAAATAAATTTGAGTTAAATTTTGGTCGACTACCAAACATGCAGTACTTTTGCCAAACGGTAACGGTACCTGGAGTTTCATTGTCGGAAATACCAAAGCCAACACCTTTCGTTGACATGTACATTCCTGGTGAGAAGGCCATCTATGACTTGTTAAACGTAACCTTTATGGTTGACGAAGAACTACAGGCATGGAAAGAAGTACACGATTGGATTCGTGCAATGACATTCCCTAAAGATTACTCTGAATATCAAAACTTGGCAAACTTGAATCGATATACATCTTTGGGTAAAACTACAGGTCCCCAATATTCTGATGCAACAATTACCATATTGTCATCATCAAATATTCCATTGTACCGATTTAAATTCTACGAAGTATTCCCAACAAGCATATCTTCATTCGCCATGTCATCTACCGACACACCTGAGAATATCATTACTGCCGATGCCACATTCAGATTTACCTATTACGATATTGACAAACTGTAATTTATAATGTATACTCCTAACTAGGAGGCTCTATGACTAAACTTGAAGAACTGTTGGANATGTGGCGTAAAGATGCACAGATTGACCGCACACAACCCAACGTTGAACTGATTAATATTCCACAACTACACTCGAAGTACTTGACTATCATGTCCAAGCACAGACTTCTTTCTAAAGAAGCTGAGTTTAAGTTTAACAAATATAAAAAAATAAAGTGGGAATATTATACAGGCAAAATGGATGATGACGAATTAAAAAAATACGGATGGGAACCATTTCCATTTGTACTCAAATCCGACATTACTACATACTTTGATAGTGATGAAGATTTAAACAAACTCTCTGCCAGCAAAATAATGCATGATGAAATAGTTGATGTTTGCCAAAGTATTATGAAGGAACTCAACAGTCGTACATTTCAGTTACGTGACTATATTGCTTGGGAGAGGTTCATACAAGGCATAGGTTAATGGCAGATTTGATATTAAAAAAACTTAATGAAGCTTACATTAGGTTTGAATGTGAAAGAAACATAGCACAAGAGTTAAGTGATTATTTCACATTCTATGTTCCAGGTTACCAGTTTACTCCTGCTTATAAGTCTCGCATATGGGACGGCAAGATTAGATTGGCAGACCTAAGAACATTTAATATCTATCATGGTCTAGTTCCATACATTCAAAAGTTTTGTGAAGAACGTGAATACACATTAGAACTGGAAAAAGAAGTTAATATCACAACTAACTTCTCTGTACACGAAGCAAAAGAATTCATTACATCATTAAACTTGCCACTAGAGGTACGTGATTACCAACTAGATGCATTCGTAAAAGCCATTCGTAACAAACGAATGTTGTTATTATCACCAACAGCATCAGGCAAATCTCTTATATTGTATCTCATTCTTTCTAAGATACAAGAACAGAATCACTCTAAAGGTTTATTAATTGTACCAACCACATCATTGGTTGAACAAATGTATTCTGATTTCAAGTCATATGGTTATGATGTTGATACGTATTGTCACCGACAGTATGCAGGTAAAGATAAACACACAGATAAGTTTTTAACTATCACAACATGGCAATCCATCTACAACAGAGAGAAAGAATACTTTGAACAGTTTGATTATGTACTAGGTGATGAGGCCCACCAGTTTAAAGCAAAGTCTCTGACAACCATACTATCTGGTTGTGTGAATGCGTCCATGCGTGTTGGATGTACTGGAACATTAGATGGCACTCAGACACACAGATTAGTATTAGAAGGTTTGTTTGGTGCAGTTCATAAGGCAACAACAACTAAAGAATTGATTGAAAACAAACATGCTGCTGATTTTAAAATCAAATGTATTGTACTAAAATATCCAGATGTTGTATGTAAAGAATCCAGAAATTGGGATTACAATGCTGAAATGGATTACATTGTTGCTAGTAGAAAAAGAAATGATTTCATTAAGAATCTAACTCTATCGTTAGAAGGTAACACACTTGTATTATTCCAATATGTGGATAAACATGGCAAGTTTTTATATGAACACATCAAAGACAGTAACATAGATAGAACAATATCTTTTGTTTATGGTGGTACTGATGTAGAAGAACGTGAGAATGTTCGTGCCGTAACAGAAAAAGAAACTAATGCAATCATTGTTGCATCTTATGGTACATTCTCTACTGGTATTAATATTCGTAATCTACACAATGTAATATTTGCATCACCATCTAAGTCCAGGATTAGAAACTTACAATCTATTGGCCGTGTATTACGATTAGGTGATAACAAAGACCAAGCTGTGTTATATGATATCGCAGATGATTTTAGAACAGGCAAACATACCAATTATACCTTGCATCATTTCGTAGAACGTGTTAAAATATACGATGAAGAGAAATTTGAATATAAATTTTACAACGTAGATATAAAAGAATGAACAACGAATTATCAATTAAACTTTTTAGATTGGCAACAGGCGATGACATTATCTCCGCCTTTGTTGAAGACATAGAGTCCAATAGTGTTATTCTGCAACACCCTATGAAATTAGTTTTTCGTAGGATTCCAACTGGTGCAACTATATTGGCTATGATGCCATGGTTGCCTAGTGAGTTGATTAAAGTCGATGCCGCTGTCATCGACCTTGCAGAAATTGTGACTATATTGGAATTGAAAGATGATATGGTTGATTACTACCTGAATATAGTAGAGAAGTATTTGTTATCTACTGAAAACGCAGACGAGATTTTGAGAGAGAGATTACTTGGTGCAATGGATCATTCTGAATTGGATAACCTAGAACAAGTAATGGAAGAGAAAACTAATAGTGTAATCCATTAACATGAAACAGCAACACCGCAATTATATGATTAAACCAACCAACGTGTCAAGCGTTAAATAAGGCAAATATGAGTACTAAACATTATGTGAACAACGCCGACTTTCTGAAGGCTCTAATTCAATACCGTGAGGATTGTGAAACCGCAAAGAAGGATGGTAAGGAAGATCCACAGATTCCAAATTATATTGGTGAATGTTTCCTGAAAATTGCGGAACACTTGTCTAGAAAACCAAACTTTATTTCCTATTCCTTCCGTGATGAGATGATGAGTGATGGTGTTGAGAATTGCCTGATGTACTTTCGCAACTTTGATCCGGTAAAGAGTAAGAATCCATTTGCTTATTTTACTCAAATCATATATTATGCTTTTCTCAGACGAATTATGCGTGAGAAAAAACAACTGTATGTTAAGTATAAGGCAACAGAAATGTTCGGCATACTAGATGAGGGTGAATTTCTATCTGATGATGATGGAGCCAACAAACAGTTCCAGTTGTATGAAAACATTTCCGAATTCATTTACAACTTTGAAGAAAACAAAAAGAAGAAAAAAGAAAGTAAAACTAAAGGACTTGAAAAGTTCATTGAAGAGATTGATGAAGATAAATGAAGATTGCTCTTATAAATGATACGCACGCTGGTGCTCGTGGTGACAGTTTACCTTTTAATGAATACTTCTTCAAATTCTGGGAAGGTACATTCTTTCCTTATTTGAAAGAACACGACATTAAACATATCTGCCACCTTGGTGATGTGGTAGACCGAAGAAAGTTTATTAACTATGTTATTCTGAATTCGTGGCGTAAACGATTCTTTGATGTGTTAAAGAACGAAGGCATTACCATGGATGTAATTGTAGGTAATCACGATGTGACTTACAAGAACACAAATGAAATCAATGCCATGAATGAGTTGTTTGACCACTATGATAACATAAATGTGTACACAAGTCCAGTAAAGAAGAACTATGATGGTACAGAAGTATTGATGGTGCCTTGGATTAATTCTAGTAATTACCAAGAAACCTTAGATGATGTACAACAAACAACCGCACAGATTGTATTTGGTCACTTTGAGATTGCTGGCTTTGAAATGGACAAAGGTAATATTTGCCATACAGGCTTAGAAAAGAAGATGTTTGACCGATTCGATACTGTATTGTCTGGCCACTTTCACCACAAATCAAGTGATGGCAACATTTCTTATTTGGGTAATCAGTATGAAATTACTTGGGCAGATTATAATGACCAACGTGGCTTTCATATCTTTGATACCGACACAAGAGAGTTGACATTTGTACCAAATCCACATAAGATGTTTCATAAGATAACATATGATGATGGCGCACAATCATTTGAAGATTGGAAGACACATGACTTTAGTTTATACAAAGAGTGTTACATTAAAGTTGTTGTAATAAACAAACAGAACCCTTACCTGTTTGATACAGTATTGGATAATTTATATAAATCTGGTGCAGCTGATATATCCATTGTTGAAGACTTCAATGATTATGATACCGACATTGATGCCGATATTGTGGATCAGGCAGAAGATACAATGACCATACTATCAAAGTACATAGATAACTTGACAATTAATGTAGAACGTGATAAACTCAAGAACTTAATGAAAGAATTATACGTTGAGGCATTGAATACAGAAACTTCAGAATGATTATTTTTAGATATGTAAAATGGAAGAATTTTCTATCCACTGGCAACAGTTGGACTGAAATCAAGTTGGACAACTCACACAACACACTAGTAGTCGGTGAAAATGGTTCAGGCAAGAGCAC